CCACCGCCACCACCACCTGCATAATAAACTAATGAGCCAGTAATTCCTACTTGTAAACCAATGCCACCATCACCTGCTTGTTTAGTTGCAGGATTTGTACTTCCGTTTCCACCTACTGCACCAGCACCACCACCACCTCCACCTGCTGTAAAAGTTGCACCGTCACCGCCACCCGAACCGCCGTTATTTCCCTGACCAGAAGTTCCGAGCCCCCCCGTGTTTGGTGTTGAATTATTTGACCTAGCACCACCACCCGAACCACCAGTTAATGCTCCCGATAATCCGCCACCACCCGAACCACCCAAACTAGTGATAGTACCAAAAATTGAGTTAGTACCTGAACCCGCCTGCGTTACACTACTTGTAATGTTTCCAGCACCACCCGTACCAACAGTAATCGTGTACGGCGAGCCTGAAACTATGTTAGTTGTACCGTAAAGTAATCCACCAGCACCACCACCACCAACATCTTGACCACCGCCTCCACCTGCAACTACAAGATAATCAACAGTATTGACACGACTAATCCAGTCGCTTATATATGTTGAAACCCTAGTACGAGGTGCGTGCGGTCTTGGCACAAAAACCTACGGAGTAATTCGGTTTACATACCCGTGTAACAAAATCACATTCGCAGTTCCAGCAAACGCTTTAACAACAAGCGAGTTCGTCAAAAGAAGTCCAGCCGTAACCAAAACCAAACCCGACTCAGCCGTAACAGTCAATTCAATGTTGCCATCAGGTGCGGTAGCCTCACCCCATTCCAAAGTCAATTTAACTGACGAAGCAGAACTGTTCACCGCATACAACCAAATCTCATCCAAAGCAGTTGCGTGCGCTGTATGAATCGTTGTGCCTGCCGTAGCAGTTGCAGCGACCTTAACGGCTTTACCGTTCGTGCTACCTGATAAAAGTTGTTTGCTAAATGTCGCTGCCATATATCTCCTATGTTAACCGAATACTTGCATTGCTATAACTAAATCCGCATCCGACGAAGTGATCGTAGCCGCCGCAGCAGCCCACACAGCATCAGAACCATTAGATGTTAGCACAAAGCCATTACTGCCTAAAGCAAGCCAAGCAGCATCACTACCACTAGATTTAAGAATTGCACCAGCACCACCCAACGCAAGATAAGCAGGATCAGTACCATTTGATTTAAGAAGCGCACCAGCACCACCAACAGCAAGCCTGGCAACCGTAGGACCCGCACCCATAGTCAACAAATCGCCACGAGTAGTCATCGTCGAAGCAAACAAGTTAGCCTCATCAGCTTCATCGGCACTAAAAATAGGATAAATAGTCGCACCAGAAGTATGCGTAGTAGCAGTCGTATCATCCTGACCGCGAACCAAAGTCAAAGTCAACCCCGAAATAGTTGCAGTACATTTTTCTTCAGACGAAGTACCTGGATCAATCACCACGTAATAAGGAACCGACGCAGTACTAGGCCAACCCGTACTAGAAGTGATACCGCAAGATGTTTCAACGGTTGTCAAAGCATTGGTCGTCGTCGTTTGTACCGCCGCACCTTTGTATTGTCGTCGAGTTACTGCTGCCATAAGTCTCCTATGTTATCACTAAGCTACGGAACGCATAATAATGGTCGCTGTGCCTTCCCAATCCCAGGCGGTATTCAACCCTGAATCGTCAGACACATCAAATCGGACATCTTCCACGATCACCGAAAACGCATCCTCGTTCTCCTGATACTGGACAATGCGGGCAGTTTCTACAAGGTCACGCAAAAACGCCAACTCCACATCAACATCCTGATAATACTCTCGACCTCGAATGTTCAACTTATGATACATCAACAACGGCACAGAAAATATCTGTGAACGCAACGGCGCAGCATAAGCACGACCCATCCACCTAGTCAACTCTGGGGCAGCCGTACTATCCGTAGCCGAACGATCAATCGTCACCTTAACCTCGGCTTCAAACACCCTGTCCTCTAACCCTGACAACGTTTTTTCTTTACCCGAAGGCAACGTGTATGCCGCAAAAGTATGGTACGCACCACCATCAGACTTGACCGCCAACGTCACAGAACCATTCAAAGGTCTGACACGCAAATCCCATTTAGGAATAAACTTCGCATCGGGAACACCCCAACGATAAATACCTGACTCAAAATATCCTGTAGACACAAGATTAGTTGCGTGTTCAATATAGATACCCGTAAGCCCCACCACGAACACAGGCCGTTCGTTTATCGTATTGACAGAACTAACCGAACCTTGCGCAGTTACCATCAGATCAGACGCATACGCCGGCTGATTAGTTGAAATGAACACACCCAAATCAAGACGACCCAACCCTGTTGATGTCGCATCAAAGTTGTTCCAGTTAAACCAAACAAATCTGCCGTAACCACTAAACGAAGTAACCGACCCACCCGTTTCGATTAGTGGGCCAGATACAAGATTGCCGTCACCATCAGATGTAGCCACACGGATACCTGTTGATGTGCCGATCAGAACATAATTCAAATAAGAATCCAAACCAGTAATAACCTCACCGGCAGGTAATTCCAACGCCACAATCGGCGCATCCAAACCTGTAGCGTCAGCCTTAATAGTTGTCCGATAAATCAATGACGAAGTACCAGCAAACCCGCCCATATAGATATGGTTCTGACCGCCAGCAAACCCGACCCAACGGAACCCTGTGTTGCCGTGAGTAAACAACGCCGACCCTGGACCACCGCTCGAAGTAAAGTTGTACACCGAGTTATCCAACGAAGCCATCAAACGGCCTTTGACATAACGCAAATTAGTGAACGTGTCCGTACCAGTAATGTGTGAACTAAACGCATCAGAACTTGTCGTCACTTTATGAATACCATGAGCAGTAAACGCAACAAACACATTGAACCCGTCGGTAGTCATCGACGAAACATCGCCACCAGGTTCACCCGTACAGTTTGTGAACGTGAGCGTAGTAAAATTGGAAACGTGTTTAACATCGCCACCAGTTGCCACATACAGTCTCGTGCCGACAGTCAACGCTTTTAGATTTGCTGTTGCATCAGCCAACACCTGTGTCGTATCTTTCAACAACGTAGCCGAACCCTTACTCCAAACATCTACACCTTTAGAAGTGTTAAAACGGAACGCTTCAGCGTCGGCGGTATCCGAAAACTTTTGCCCCGCACCATAATGCCAAGATGACTGAGATCTACGCCATAGCCCCTGCGAGTTGATAGCCGCCTCACCAGGTTCAGCCGACTGGTCAATAGAATCACGGACACGCGCATCATATTGTCGTTGAAAAGCATTGGCTTTCAAATCAACAACATACGGTCTGCCGTTCAAAGCAACAGGGTAAACATTAGGTACAAGATTTGTTGCACCAGTACCAGTATAAAATCCCGCCGCGGGGCGGAACGGACTCTTAAAATCTACGAGCGTTCCCACCGCTACTTCCTAAAGACGAGTGGGTACTGCTGCTTCAATCGAGCCGCTTCAGCGACAATACGTTCACGACGCAACTTCTGAATGTTCGTCAAAGAATCCCGTGTTGAACCTGGCGGAACTTCATCCGATCTGCGAGTATCTCCCTGTGATTCAATAAAGTTTCTTTTAATCTCACGACCATTCATCATCCGCAAAATGACACCCATCTCAACGATGTCCTCACAAGTGACCGGCAGAAACGAAACGGTTTGCATATCTGACGACTCGCTTACGGCACGAGTAAACTCACGTTTTGTTACAACCCGCAAAGTACCAGCCATCACAGGTTCGTCAAACACTATGGCAACACCCGAAGCAAAATCTGCTGTAGGCAAATTGCGTTGCAACCTGACCTTGCGAAGCATCGGATAATCGCTTGCCAAATATCGTAAACGCACATCCAACAAGTCAATAATGTTTGACGCTGAAGTTAAATTGATTTGGCGATCAGATCCGTTGTAACTTATGTCTTGCGCAACAACACGAAACAAACCGTTCATCGTGGAACTTAAATCGTCGATGTCGGCGTTCAAAGCATCAAACATTTGTTGACGCGGGAAACGAGGATTAACTACAGCAATATCACCTGCGGTGTGTGCCGCAGCGGTAGTACCGTCGTACCCGCGTTCAACAACTAAAGTTTTAGTAGATGTAGTAGAACTCCACACATACATCAACTCGGAACCTATTTCAAGAACAGAACCCTCACGGAATCCGCCCAAGTCATAGGTCATCACAAGTTGACCATCCGCCGAAGTAACCGTCGTCGCTAATTTATTCCGTTCTTCAACAGTCCCCGACAATAATTGACGACTGGCTCTCGTAATGAGTGCGCCAGCTGTTGACATCTGTTAGTAGTTTTTTGCTTTCTTCATCGGTTTACCAGTTTTCTTAGCTTCTTTTTTTGCCGCCGCTTTACCTTTAGCGGTGTATGGAAATTCTTTTTTTCCGACCATTGGCATATTATTTGCTCCGTTCCACAATCTTGAAAGACTGTATGTATTTTGCTTTAGTCAATATATCATAGACCGCACTACTGACCGTATAGTCAACACCTGGGTGAAAAACCCAATGATCGTTGTTGATGCCAGCTTCACAAGTACGTGTAACCCGTATACTGATATCACAATTCATTGGCTCCGGAACAAGATCATCAAGCAAATGCCCAACAGGTACGGCATCCAATAGTTTGCGGCACGACTTATCCCACCCAAATCTGGCAATATGTTCCACGTGAAACAATGCCTCAGCCTTATACCGTTCATAATGCCCGCATACAGCCCTGAGAGCCTCTACAAGCGCACCAAGATCAGGTTCATCCCAATACCCCTCAAAGTCTATTATCTCATGGACATTGCATTTCTGTGGGCTAACAGGAATAACAACAGAAGCAAGATCGGCGTATTGTGCCTGCCCCGATGTCGGTGTAATGATCGTCGGAATACCCATAGCCATAGCCTGTAACGGCATCAACCCAAACCCTTCTCCACGGCTCGCCCCAATAAAACAATCGGCTTTGTTGTACCAATCAAACTGTTCATCTTTGCTCATCCAACCTGAATAAAGTTTTATGTTCGAAGGCCACTGCCTATCAGGAACAAAACGTTTCAACGGCACCTTGATATGTAGTTCTGCGTCAACATTGGCTTTCTCGAACGCTTGAACAACGACATCCAAACCTTTACGCAACCAGGTTGAACCGCCGGCATGAAACCTCAACCGATTGTTCGCAGGTCTAGGTGTTGGCTTCCAATAATTTACATCCACGCCCAACGGTACAACAGAAACGTTGTCAGAATACTTTGAGAACAATTCAAAATTATGTTCACAAGGAACCAAAACTTGATCGTAATGATTCAACCATCGAGAGTACGTGAACGGCAACTTGTTTGTTTCCCACATCGTATACAAGACACGGTGTTGCCCACGAAAAAACTTTGGGCCTCTTGACGGATCGTACATATACACGGCAACAGAAGCATCTGACCGTAACTCCACATCGTCAGGCAATCCCGATTTGAAACCTTCCAACATTGAACCGTAACCATATTGCGGTAATTTTGTACCAAACCAATTCTGGTAGTTCATTAACCAACGATATTGTTTTTGTCAGGCAAAATACCTGTAGCCACCTGCCAGTTCTCCTCGGCACGTTTCTCGACAATCGCCGCACCATCAATACGTTTAGGTTGCTGACCATCTTGACGCAACCTGTGGTAAGCATCTAAATCTTTGTGTAGCACTTTTTCTTTAGCAATAGTGTTCGCAGATTCCGCTTTGCGTGTAGGCATCGCCTCGGCAGATACACGCACGTGTGCGATCTTGCATTTCCAACAACCCTCAACATCCAAACCTGGATGCGTTTCCTGATGAATCATAAACCCTTTTTAATCGTAAAGAACTTCTTGCTCCGTTGTGTAAAACCCGAACACTTCAAGCCACAACAAATCCAAACCGCTGAGACTATCAAGATCATCAAAAGCGATATTAGCATCCTGTGTGCCACCACCGCCAGCGTTCTCATCTATCAATTTCACGACATGATTAAACTCTTTGCCTTCGGTACCAGCCAAAACATTTAACGCAAACAACAACTCTTTACCATCAGTACCAGCCAAAACGTTTGCGGCGCGTTGCGCTTCCAAACCATCAGTACCGGCAAGTCGATTTAATTCTTTCTGAAAACTCATGTCAGGTAATTCCCATAACCTGCCGCGGTAAGCAACGCCGCTTCAGCAGCCGAAACAGTATGGTTGTGGCCACCATGATATGTCGTTTTAACGGTACTCATATCGCCAGGTTGTGTCTCTGTGTAACTGTTGTTGGTTAACTTAAACACGTTACGACCCCTCGCTCCTGGTGCCAAAAATTTGAACAGTTGGTGTTCAATGTTCCTATTAAAAGGATCAGCCCAACGAACAAGATTATCTGTGGGTGGGGTAAACGTTGCCATAAATAAATCCTAACATAAAAGTAGGGCCAAGCAGAAGGGGAACTGCCTGACCCTACATTTATTAACTTACTTCAACTAGATGGGTTTATGCGCCACCAAGCGAAGATGATGTGTTGAGAAGGCGGATAGCAGCCTGACGGAAAATTCCGTAGCCACCCAACCAGTACCAACCAATAGGATTGAAACGCATCAACGAGTCAACGACAGGTCCACGACGTACCGAAGGGTAAGCTCCGTTTCCGTCTGTGATCGAGTGTGCTTTTGCCAATGATTGACGACCCATGATGATTGTCTGATAAAGGTCAACTGTTGAAGCTGATCCACCAGTCAAGTCCAATGGTGCGCGTGGTGTTTCAATGAAACGAACCGACTCAAATGCGCCGATTTCGCCGTTGTAGATACCACCGACATCGGAGTAATTGTGTGGGTCACGCCACGATGCTGCACCGGTTTCGCGGCGAAGATCGTATGAAACGTCTGGGTGAATGAAACCCATGTACATTCCGTTGAATGACTGTGCTTTTGATCCACGCAACTGTGCTGTAGCGATACGAACATCGTTCGCTTCAACAATGTCCGAACTTTCAACCGTGGCGTTTGATGTTGGGGTTGTTGAACCGCCACCACCGTAAATCACGTTCGTTGCAGCCTTCAAAACGTTAGCAACAACAGTATCGATTGACGATCCTGCGTTGTAACCAATCAAGTTAGCGGCAACAGCGTCAACGTCAAGGAACGAAGTTCCACGAAGTAGAGCGGTTGTGTTGATTGCGTTACCGTACTCGTAAAGAGTTACAGTCACTTGGCTGTCTGCCATTGCTACTGCGGTAACATCACTTGTTTCTGTGAGTGTTGATGTTGCATCAGCAAGTTCCGAGAAAATCGTGAACTTAACCGACGTTCCAGGCATTGATTGTGCTACTGGTTGTACGTCTGCTGCTGCGTCAAAAAGCATTTCTGCGCGTAACGCAAAATACGCAATCTGATCAAACGCTTGCTGATCTACGCTTAAACTACTTGCTTGTGTATATGCCATGACCTATGGGGTCTTTCTCCCCAAAGATAAACTTTGAGGCTAGATGTTTTGGGATGCCTGATTCGCTTGGGCCAGCAGTTGCATTACTTCGTCTTGATTTTTGGCGTTACGGATTTTGGTATTCCAGTCCACATCAGGTTCACTAGCATCACCGAGACTTTTTGCCTTTGACACCCTGTTCCAAGCATTTTGTTCTGCCTGTATTTCCGGTTTCACTTGCGTAGCACCAATGAGATTTGTTTCCTGCGCGGCTTGGCGGATAGCGTCTGCCGTCATTTCGCCGTCGTAGCCTTTCACAAAGTAGCGTGAGGCAGGGGAGCTAATATCAACTCCTGCTTCCACAAATGCTAACTTGCGTTGTGCTTCTGTAGCTTCTGACAGTTTGGCTTCCAGTTCTTTGTTACGGGCTTCAAGATTTCGAAGCTGTGCGCGTACTGGATTCCGTTCTACCTGATCTTTAACATCATCTTCAAACTCGTAGTTTGCGTCTGACATGACCCACTCTTTCTGCCCACACTTTGACCAGAGGAGTCAAAATGGCTGCAATCTCACCCGTGTGTTACACGTCGAAATCGGGGGGTCCGACGGTTATCCCTAATGGAATACTGTGAGCATAACACCACTAACAGTGGTTGTCAAGGGTATGAATTATTGGGCTATGTTCAACCCTGATTCAGTTGTGCCAGATGTTTGTCCAGTAGTTTTAGTGAACGATCCGCCACCTTTTAAGCCTGCTAGACGGCTACTTTTGCGTTGCTCTAATATCTGTTGCGCCGACAAGTCAACCCCTAACGCTGCTCCAACTTTTTGTTGTTCCGTCAAAGATTGTTCGCCGGCCATTTCGTTGTATAAACCTTTTTGTAAACCTAACTTTGTGAACCCTGCTTCGGCTTCGGCCTGTGTGATGCCTCGTGCGGCTAGTTCTTCTGCTGTTAAAGCGGTCAAATCTACGTTTCCAAAATCTTTAGCACGAGCAGATATCTTGGCTGCTTCTGCTTGACGAGCCAAAAGTGGTGCAGCCTTTTCGGGGTCGAGAAAGTAGGCTGCTAAACCTGCTTCGTTAACCCCATACAGTCTTTGCATTTGTCGTTTAACTTCAGCGTCAGCTTGGTTTACTGCTTTGAAACCGTTTTGTACACGGTCTTGTAGTTCCTGTGGTGAAACATCGCCTTCAATTAGTGCCGTAAAATCGTCTGTCTGATCGTAGAAACCTGATGGTAAACCGTTTGATTGCATCAACCTACGGTATTGGTCCTCTAATGCTATATACGATCCTGGATCCAATTCGGCTAACCCCTTGTCGGCACGTTTTTTATTGCCTGCAAATCTTGTTTTGTATAAATCTTCTTCTCGAAGCGAATATATTATTGCGTCAGAGTTGTTGATATCTACTTCGCCACGAAGATAGGTGTCGTAAAGTTTTTTGGCTAAACCTTCAAGGCCATAAGTTTTTAGTACGGCTTTAATCGTGTTAAGAGCATCTGTGCGTTTGCCACCAAATACGGGATCAACAGTATCAACGGTTTTGGTAGTAGTTGAAGTATCTGTAACCGCAGTAACCGCAGGATTCGTGACCGCGGTAACGGCGGGGTCTGTAACCGCGGTAACGGCGGGGTCTGTAACCGTGGTCGTCGGGGTTGTAATAACAGGCGTGGTTGAAACACCAAAAGCCGCAGCATCTTCAACGGGAATCTCCATCAATGGACCCGACGACATTGCTGGCGCAGGTGCTACACCACCACGTCTTGCCTCTAACGCTTGTCTTTGCTCCTCAGTAATAGCCATTATCCGACCTTTCCGAACGCGCGAGCAATAGCCAAACCGATACTTGTCGCATCCTGGTTAGCTTGCTTCGTAAATCTATAACCGTAATTATCGTTAGTACGCAACTCGGTTTCCCACTCACCCAAAGACAACATACGAGACTGCCCATCTTTACGGTAATTCAAAGCAGCATTAAACTTTGGATCAGACATATTTATTGAAGCAGGATCTAATTCTAAAGTTTTCGCCGCAACAGCCTTAAAATTACCTGACAATTCTTCCAACGTCACACCAGCATCAAGAGCTTCTTTCAAATGCGGATAATTTGCTTTAGCTTTCTCACGCGCAACACGCAACAAATCTTCAGCCGTTTTACCCCCAACCAAAGCCTGTTGAATAGTGGCATCATCAATAACTTCAAGATACTGTTTACCAATACGTTTCAAAGCCAAATATGGTGTTGATTGAGAAATCTCTGCAATCGCATCTGGGTTCACATATTTGTTATCAACTTTTTTGAATAATTCTGCGTAAGCCTGCTGTTTAAGGTTCTCACCTTCGTAACCAAATTGTGTGGCTTTTGTTAAAAACTTTGCCAACTGACCTGAACCCCAACTAAAACCACCAATAGCAGCCGATAACTCTCGACCTTTCTTGCCAGTTTCAAGCTCACGATAAAACGAAGTACCTTTCCACCTACGATCAAACTCAGCATCTTCAATAACTTGTTTCCCTGTTTTCGGGTCAACAGCTTTAGAAAACAAAGCAAACACATCAGCATATTTAGCACGATCCAAGTCGGTAAACATCCAGTTATATTGCGGATAGTTCTCTTTGAATATTGGTTCCCACGAAGTATCTGCCACAGCAGGTGCAACAGTTTTCAAAGCCTGTCGAGCAGTCTTGCGATTCTCTGGTGTATCAGACAAATTAAGTTCAACAAGTTTTGCATTGACTTGATCTTTAGTAATAGCCATTATGCTCCCAACGCCTTGATGCTTTGATCCATGATTTGTGCCAAATTACCGGCAGCAAAACTTTGCGCTTCAGGCTTAAATTGTTTAAGAATTTGTTTCTCAGCAATAGTTGACGGTGCAGCAGCAGATTCAAATACCCCACCAGCAGCCTGTTTTTGTCCTTCAGCAATTTCCATTTGACGATAAGACTTAGCAAACTTTTGTGCCGTAGCATCATCAACTTCATAACCCAACAAATCTGTTGACGCTTTACGAAACACAACTTTTAGATCCTCATCTGAAGTTACACGAACAGATGGAGCTTTTGTACCAGCAGCCAAACTTTGTGGCATGGATGCAAGTATTTGTTCACCAACATCCCAAGTGACACCGTTGGCGTTAGCAACATTGTTTAGAAACTCCGAAAAAGCATAACGGTCATTTTGGTCAACTCTGTTCGTGCTTGGTTTTGTGTTGCCGTAAAATCCGCGTGTTTGTAAAAGGTTAGTAAGTGTTTTGTATCGTACAGGGTTTTCTGCCAACAACTGTAAAAGTATTGTGTTCGTTTCGCCCATAGGTGAAAGCTCGTATTGTTTTTGTGCGATGTTGCCATTTTTGTCAATAAGCAAAGGGCCTGTATATTTTTGTACTGTACCGCCGCCACCCCTGTACGTTTCAAAATCAGTTGGCGGTATTTCTATGCCGCTAACATTTCCTTTGACTATTCGTTGCGGGTAGGCATAACCAAGCAAATAATTTGCGCCACTTTTATTACCTGTGGCTTGTACCTGTGCTTGTGCTTCTAGGGTTAATTGCGCTAGTAGATCGCTTGCTGACGGGAGTGTTGTTGAAGGTACAGTAGTTGGGGTTGATTCATCTTGCGTGGTGGTGGGTTGATTTATTATTGATAAAACAATTTCACGATTAGCCGGCGTATCAGGCAACTTTAGGTCGGCAAGTAATTTAATGATTTGATCTTCAGTAGCCATTATTCCTCAACTTCAAACGAAAAGAAACGTTGCCAAACACGGGCAAATTCGGGGTTGTCTAAAATAAGCATTTCACCTATATTAGCCAACCCATCTCGCATGAATTGTGTTTGCTTAGATTGGCCTATGTTATCTGACCCGAATTGTGCCAGAGCCACCTTCTTGTATACGTCGCGGTACTCGATATATGTCTTAATTGTTTTGGCTATTTTGTTGTCTGCTGTTCGGGGATCGTTAACCAAATCTCGCATTTTTTCTACATTGTTAGCAAACTCACCAACCTTAAACTCAGCAACCAACGGGAAACCAGGCAGTTCGTCATGCAAAACAGCACGATACTGTTTCAACAATTCTCGACCTTTTTCATCAGGGAACTGACCAATCTGTTTTCTAGCCCAACTATACTTCGCTGAACCTATACGATTTTGAGCCAAATCAATCATTTCTTTATCCGACAGACGTTCTCGCTTGCCGGTAAGGATTTGGCGTTCCCAAACAGCATACGAAAAATCGTCGCCAGCGGGTGCCAAATATGCCGCAACTTCAGGAAACTCTTTGAACAAATCTTCATTAGCGTTTTCCCAATCACCAAACTGTTCTGTGGCTTCCAAGCCTTTTAGGTTTGCTTGCGATTTTGATGTAACATACAACGAAACTTCGTCGCCAAATTGATCTAAAAACGTTTGTATAGCGGTATCGTAATCTTTTGTTTGCAATGCATAAAATTGTTTTGTAAGTTCACTAGCGTAAATGTCACCGTCTTTGGTCGTAACCTTAAACTCTGTTGAACCTGCGGTTGGACCCAACAACTGTGACAATGCTCGAAAACCTGTCAACCATTTGGCTTTACCTTTAGCGTCTTGTTGCAACAACTTAACTTGATCGGGGTCAGACATGTCATATTTGCCCTGGGTTGAAACAGCCAATAAAGTTTCTGCATAAGTATTTGCGTATACGGTGCCTAACTTTGATTCGTCGGCTCTGAGTGCCTCATACGCTTTGGTAGCCCAACCTGGTAAAAATGTTTCTTTACTGACTGTTTTTCGACCATAAGGTAAAAGAAGTTCAACAATGTCTTTTGTTGCTGGAACATTAGGCAACAAATATGATGCAGCGATTTGTGCAACAGGACCCAATGCGGGAATGACCTGTAATCCTTGCGACAATCTTGCGGCTGGAGATTTTAACGGCGCATCCAAACCAGTCAATGCCCTGGCCAATAAACCGCTTGCAGGAAACAAAAAGGTTAAAGCATTTGTTATGGGGTCTTTGTAAAAAAATCCTCGACCATCGTTATCGGGATCAGCGGTTTTGGCACCATTAAAAATCCGTGTTGTGTTGCGATAACCCGCTAGTGGGTTCTCTCTAAATAGATGCGTGTATGTGCCAATAATTTCTTTCCAGGCAGGTGCGAATGGGGCAACGATCCTCATAGCATCTTCAAGGTTTGATTTGTTGCTTGCGTCGTAAAGTAGTTCTTTAGTTCTTTCCAAACCTATATGTTTTGCAAAATCGTCAAGTTCTTCCAAAGTTGCAGTACCGTTACCTGTTAATGCTTTATTTAATTTTTGTACCAATGTTTTGTTATTAACATATTCTGCAACAGATTTTTTGGCTTCTTTTGCTGATGTGACTATTTCGTCTAATGCCTGTTTTGCACCTTCAGGGGAAAGTTGATCTACGTTCTTGCCAATTTCTTCATAGTAGTAAGTTCTAAAAACTGGAGAACGTTCAAGTGTCCGAGTAGCATAACCATACAATTTACCAAAAAAGAAATTTGTGCCGCGGTCTAATGTTTTTTTGAACTCGTTTGTGTTGCGTTCTGTTGCTAATTGTTCTCGTTTAAGAACAGCTGGCAAACCTTTTTGCGCTCCCAATGTTGTAAATTCTTCTTGTCGAAGCACTGGCGAATTTTCAACAATTGATCTGAACTGCTCTGTACCTAAACCGTTTTCACCAAAAGCGGTCATGAAAGTTACACCATCAGCTGTTTTCTCTCTAAAAATAGGTTGCACTTCAGCAACAAAAAATTTGGGTATACGCACATTTGACAAATCATCTGCATACCGCGCACCAGTTTTAGCATCAACGATGCGTACGATTACCCCAAAAGTAGGTTCGTTTGGATCTTTGTTTGTGATAACTGTTGATCCAACACGCAAATCAGCTGTGTCTGTTGGTTCCAAATCGCCAATCGTTGACTGTATTGTTGGGACCAAATTGCCTTTAGAGTCTCGCAATGGGATACGGTTAAAAGCGTAACCAAATTCAACATCGGAAATGTTGCCGGTCAAAGTGGCGACATTTGCTACTGGCACACTTTCGGCGTGTTTAGCCAAAATTTTCTCTACTTGATCTTTGTTCAACTCATCAAAAAAGATTTGAGGTAATTTAGATGATTTGCCTGTCGCATCAACAATAGGCAAACCTGACGCATAAAGGTCACTAATTTCTTTATACAAAACAGGGTCTTGCTGTATGGCTGCAACAACTCTTTGTCGAGCAATCACAAGGGAGTCATAGTTTATTCCACCTAATTCAACAAATGTTTGTGCAACGATTTTTTGCAATGGTTCATTAAAAACTATTTGCCCGTTTTGCGCAACAGCGTCAATATGCAATTTTAGGCCGTTAGGTAAAGTGCGATTTACCATTTGCCAATTACCTGTTTTAATCATGTGGTCAAAAATTTGTTTGTTATCAAAACCTTGTTGACGTAAACCGAAGGTATACGCTTCACGAATATCGTCTGTATAGTCTGCAAGTTTGCGGCCTGTTAACGCTTCGCCTGTAAGTGTTTTTGTTTTGGTGTTGCCTAAAACAAGTTGGATGTATTCAAACGGATGGGTAAACACCGACGGTAAACCTGAGAACGCCATACGAACCTGGGCATCAATTGAGTTACGGACAACATAGCCGCCAGTCATCAAAGTTAACGGCTTCCAAAGTTCGTTTTGCAAAAAATCAACAGCCTGTATGCCGGATCGTTCTGTTCCCGTGCGTACACGAACAGTAACATTTTTCACTAAAGAATTAAGTTGTCTTTGTATGTCGTCTATTTCTGTAGCTATTAAACTTTCTTCTGTTGATTTAGCAACAACATTTGATGCTTCTTTTTGCAAGATAGAAAGTTTGGTTGTTAACTTATCAAAAAGATCCTCGTCAATAATTTTTTTGACAGTTGCGCGACGTGACATTCCAGCTACAGTGCCAAGTTTGTCAGATAATCCAAAAAACCGATTTGATGTTAAACGCCGAACCGTTCTTACGTCTGGTAACACCACCATCCGTTTAAGCAATTCACCTATTTGTAAAGGCGAAATGATTTGAAAATCGTTGCCTTCGCCAAAAGTTTTTATCAAAGTTTCAATTTGATCCGCAGGTATATAGGCGTTGTATTCGTTTGCCAAAAATTTTGCTAAACCGTTATCTGTAGAAAACCCTGCTCGATCAACCATGTATGCGCGTAGTTGATCTATTGAATCTTTTGCCCCTTGAATGACCCGTTTTCGGACATCTGAGTTTACGCCGTTCAAACGCATTGCTTCATCAACTACGGCATTAAATGTATCAATTAGCGCATACTGATTTGTTTTAGACCCTGTTTCGGTAAATGCTTCAACGGCTTGCTTGCCTATACGTGAAACAGTTTCTTTATCTGCACCAATAGTGCGTAAATAGTTGATAATGTTTTTTGTTGCTTTAGCGTTTTGGAATCTATCTCCGTTTACAATTAACGCTTCTTCGGGTTTTTCTGTAAGGTAACGAGTAACAATTTCGCTTCCTTTGCGTACAAATCTGCTGTTTGCTAAATGCGTTTTTTCAAATACGGTACCAGCAATATTTTTTACTGATGTTCCTATTAGTCCTGTTTTTTGCAACGAACGAATTTGATCGGTTAGCGCACCTTTTTCAAGCTGAAAACCTAAAGCCAAAACTGCTTTAACCTGATCGTCAGTTGTGGAGTTTGCCAACAATGTCAACATCTCGTTTGAAATGTTTGGGTTTTGATCAAATTTGTCAAAGATTTTAACAACATCTGTTTCATCGCGCAAAGCTGCGACAAGCAATTTTGCCCTTCTGTTTGTTTCCATGAAACGTGCGTATTTTGTTTCATCTAAACCAACTTGGAATAATGTTGGTATAAACCCGCCACCAAATGTTACGGCTTCACGCAAAACTTCGGTTTCAGCTTTTGTAAGTCGAGGCACAAGTTCGGTTAACTCTTTATACGTTTTAACAGATTTGGTGATCGGTCCAGTTGGATCAGTTTTTACTAAAATAATACCGTCAATAACGCCAGAAAAAACGTTGTAAGGTATCGTCCCTGGCTGGAAAACTGTGTTTACTGCTGCGCGACCTACAGTAAATGCAGACCCGTTAATCTCGCCACGGTATCGTCGAGCGCGTTCAGCTTGCCGTGCTAATAGTTCGTCGCCAACAAAAAACCCTGAGCCTGCTGTGATGCGTTCACCAGTAACGGGATCGTAGTCGCCTTGTGTCGCTTTAATAAGTGAACCAATTTTTGTTGAAATAAGCCAGCCATCAATGTTATTGATTCGGTCTGTGCCTTGACCGTAACTGCCAATCCCGTATTCGCCAGCAATTTCGGTTCCTTGCGAAACTGCTCCTTGTGTTAGTTCTGGTATGAAATCCATAGTTGCTTGCAACCATCGTGAAGCTGTTTTTAACGATTCGTAACCCACTCTAAATGGATTATTTGCTTTGTATTTATCTAACGACAAATTTCCTTGTTCATCAACACGTTTTTGTCCCGCCATTTTTCCGACAGCATCAATCGCTTCGTTAGATGCGTTAGCTTTTGCTAACGCCATCTGTGTTTCAATAGGTATCCATCCTGCGCGTTGTTTAATGTTTGCTAAATTTGCCGCAATGTTTGGATCAGGAACAGGTGGCGGTGAAGCAACCTTTTGTTGAAAAATGCTTTTTTTTGTTACCGCATCAAGATTAGATTCCCATACCATTACAGTTCATTCCCGTAAGTATCTAATAAATCTAATAAATCATCTGTCGGGAACATTTGTGCTATTTGACGCAACTCATCTAAGGCCATAACCCCTTGCGATGGCATCATTGGAATACCTGCGCCAAGAGCAGTGGGACCTGGACCAAAGTTTGCGCCGGCTGTAATCGGTTCGTTAGGTCGTTTTGTTGGTGCTGTTAACGGGGTCAACGAACCTGGTCGAATCATTGCGGTTGTTGGTTGTGGTGCAGATACAGGTGACTGCCCCATAGGTACAGCTTGTTGCGATTTTTGTTGCGCTAACGCCATCCCGTACTGTTGGTTTGTTGCTGTTGTTACAGGCAGTTTTGTTTCAGCCATTTATCTTCCCCCTAGTTGTGCGAGTAATGCTTCTAACGGTGGTGCGCCGGCTGGTCCTTGTACGGGTGCTTCTGCTCCCATCCCAGGGTTTGCCAGTCCGGGCATTGTTTCTGGTGCGCCTTGTGGCATCGCTTGTGCTTGACGGTCACGGGCGCGTTGATCTGTTCGTTTCACTGCTTCAAACAATGAGACATCTTGTTCCACAACTAGACGTGTCAGATAGGCAAGATCGTCTGGCTGATATGGGCCTTGCGGATTTATCGCTTGTTGCTGGATGGATGACAGTAATGCTGCTTCGACACCTTCTGCGATAAGTCTGTCGTGTTCTAGTTCTGGATCTGTGATTAACGGGTCGGCTTCTCTCGCAGATTCTTTTGACATCAGCCCTGTACCTAGTCGTTGTCCCAAACCGATGATAAGACTGTTTACATCTGACCCTGCTGCCGAGTATGCAACATAGTGGAAATCGGTTTGCCATATTTTGTTTGGCACATAGGTTTCTTGTCCGATAGATGAGCGTGATGGGATAAAAAATGTTTTAGGGTAGTCACCCCAATAGGCTTTTTCGATAGCGATAGCAATTTTATCTTCTTCAAACATTGATGCTTCAAAAGTTGATTGTGCTTCTTGGACACGGTAATCAACGGTTGCTGACAGTACCGAGTCACCTCGACGGCCTGTGCGAATGTTTGAACCTGATTCGCCACCGAACTCTGCCGGTATTGCACCTTCAAGTCGTTCTTGTCGTTCAAGACGATCTAACGCTGTATCGGTTTTGTAGCCTGGGTTTAGTTGTAACTGTTGAATGTCGCCACCTTTGACGACTCCGAGTACACCGTTCTTGCCGTCTGCTACTTGCAGTATTTCGGGGTTTTCACCGACACGGGCAATAAGATATTCTTCAGGAAAAATGCCACGTTCAATAGCAATCTCTGTTAATGCTTGTAGTCGTGCGCGGGTGTAGTACATACCCATTACGCCATCGAATTGTCCTCGTGGTTTATCTAATGTAATTCTGTTTGCTACTACCGCTAGTGGCATACCTGTACGGTTTGGGATGTTTTCTAAACCAAGTGCGTGTAGTCCTGCGCGTTCGGAAACGTTTAACCCTGGGTTATCTTCTGCGCCGAGAACTATTAACTGCAACGATTCGCTGTCAACATATTCAAGCATTGTGTATCGGCTATCAGAATCTACTCTGCCCATGCGTAGTTTGTCTGATAGTTCTTGACCGTACATCCCCAAAAGATATGATGCTGACGCTCGAAAAGTAAATATACAATCATCTGGCAGCATATTGTCGGGGTCGTCTACTGGTGCAGCGAACGTGTCTAACGGATTGCGTACAGTCCATGTCGGATTAAGGGTGCGGAAATTTGGTTTAAGAACTACAGCTGATTGCGAGTATCCGAGCAAATGTCGGGCGCGTCGGCGTAGTTTCATTTGCATCTTGTTTTCATCCCATATAGCTATCATCGCTTTTTTGCGTTGACGGGCAGATGACTTGGATCGTTCTGATCCTTCTTTAATTGGCGGGAAGTATGGTGTTGGCATGGTGCTAGAAACACGCATAGACATCTGATCTAAGCCTTGTACTAGCAGGTTGGCTACGGATGCTTTAGCGTTTTTGTCTAACTCGTTCAAAGGTACAATCACGTCGCCGTTAGCGAGTTCACGTACGCGCCGCATCTGATTATGTACGGGACCAGCAGCTATGCGCCTTTGGTTATATAGTTCGACAATTTCTTCTACACTACGCAATTAGTAATCCTCATTGTATGTGTTGTTTACTTTTTGTTGGTTTTAGATTTTTTAACAGTTTCAGGATTTCCACCCATTGCAGTTATTGGTTTTTTATCCACAGAAAGATTTTTAATAGAAGTTAAACCTGAATTTGTCCTAAGAGGACCAATTGACTGTCCAGAATCAAGCAACATTCTGTTTCTTTTGCTTATTGCAATAGTGTAGGTGCTAACGTCTTCCGTACCTTTAGACGCAGCAAGCAGTTGGTTTGTGTAGTTAGAAAAATTGCTTCCCGCTGTGCCTGACCTAGTTGAAGCACTTGGCGAATTATAGCTTTTTGATGCTACTGCATATTGGTAAGTATCAGAAAGTCTTTGTAATTTTTCTTGTCCTGTTTCATTTTTTTTTGGTTTTTTAGGTGGTGTGTTTTTTGTTGCCATATTCTGCTCCTATGCGTAGATGCCTGTTATAGTATCACGCCACAAACCAAGAAGGTCTCCATTGGCGTGGTGGGGCAACCACTGGGCGTAGTTGAGGTACGTGTAGTTCGGCAAACCAGTGTGCCATCACAAGATCGGTGCCGTTCTTTTTGTTTCGAGTCCACGACGACATCTCCTCAACGAACGCCA